AAAAGATCACCAGCACTTGTGTAATCTTTAACATATACACTTTGACTCCACAGTGATTGATTTATTTTAAATCCATCTACAACGTCACGCAACTGAGCTGTCATTTCTAAAGCATCTAAAGGATTGACATAATCTAATGCTACAATTAATTTTGTCATCCTTTGTATGATCTCCAAACCCTATGTAACAAATAAAACCAAATGCCATTTATACTAGGCTCTATAAGTGCCACTGCACCAGCCTCCCATAAACTAGCACCAGTCATTGTTCTTACTACAGCCATAGAGATAATTATATGTCCGAAAGTATATATCAATGCAAGAGTTAAACTTTCATTTTTAAATATAGTCCATATTCCTTTTGTAAATTCGCTCATACCAAACTTCCTTATTTGTAAATGAAAGGATCCTTCTTTTTAAGTTCTCTCATTTTTTTCCTAAATGTTATTTCAGTTTTTAGCCATGTATACGGATAGGTTATCCATCCTATTATTTTTTTTATATAAACCATTTTTTTGCTCTCAATCTTATTTTTAATGCACTTTCTTCAGCAGCCACTGCAATACTATGAAGTGTATATAGCCTACCGTATTTACTTACAGCTTCGCCTATATCTGTGATATCTTGGCTCCACTCAGGCATACTTACTTGATATCCTAATTCAATAGCTTGTTCTACAAGTTTTTTTCCTGCCTTATCTCTGTCAGGAACTATAATAATATCTTTTTGCAATCTGTTAAGAAGCAAAGATTGCTGTTCTGATATTTCACTTCCTAGTAATGCACAACCATCTACGTGTATAGCATCAATAGGTCCTTCACATACAATAGCAAATATTTTTTGCGGCCGTTGTTCGTCTAATCCATATACAAAGCCAGGCTGTACTTCAGATAGGTATTTAGGATTTTTATCTGTTTTAACAGTCCTCGCAGTCCAGCCTACTATCCTACTCTCATAGAAAAACGGAATAATCAATCTATCTCTATATCCTAATTCAGGTGTCCAATAGTACTTTGTATCATCTAAGTACAAGTTTCTATTCTTCATGTATTCGAATATTGCAACTAGATTCTTATCTACGCCTCCAGGTTCCAATGCACAATAGTCAGCCCATTCTTGTAACGGTTTAGCTGTCTCTGGCATTGGAACTGAAGTGAACGTTGGAAGTTGAGCTCTGTGTTCTTTTATCTCAACACCCTCGTTCTCACGCATGACGTCAAGTGCCACCTTATTGATTACATCGTCAGGTGTACCTATCCACTGTAGGAACTTACGTAATTTGTGTGATACGTTACGGCCAGGTTGCCAACTACATTTGTATCCGCAGTTGAAACAGTGATAGCTTATATTATCACCTTCCTGTATGACGCCACCTCTTCCTCTAGTGTCTGCTGTATGTCCGTTATGCACACAGCAAGGAGCATTGAAGCTGGTCCACCCGCTAGGAGTCATTTTCCTTTTAGCAGGAGCATATGTCAGAACTATTTCAGCTACGATACTCATACTATTAGTATAGCATCGTAGATCTGTTAAGTCAACTACTTTGTTAATCTAAATAGGATATATTCATTACCATTTTCTGGTTTAATGGTAATTGCTGGATCTCCTGAAGGCTCTTGCTTGCCCACATATGTCCATTTATATCCTTGAGCTATTTGCTCGTTGCTTGTCTCTATAAATTCTGCGTTATCTGCAGAGAATAAAGACACAAGCAAAACACCTATAAATGTTTTCACTTTAGTTCCTTACTAGTACTTTTGTTATTTTATCTGCAGGATTTGCAGATGCCGAAAAACGTAAATAACTAAACACTCCGTTAAAATTTTTATACTTCAGCGTATCTGTGCTTGTGATAGCTACAGTATCTATGTCAAACCAATTTGTATCTGATTGAATCTGATTTTCTAGTGTGCCTTGAATGACAATATCTCCTGTATATGTATCACTATAGATAGCCGCAGTATGTAATGCTTCGTTGCCATTGATGCCTGGTTGTGCATCTATTGTTTCGCTTAACCATACATCACCTGTTTGAGTGAATGTACTAACTGTTGCTGTTTTAGCAGGTCCTGGAAAAGCTGAATCTTCCAAATGAATAACACCATCTGCTCCAAAATGTGTATCAGTGTAAGTTAAAGTTTTTTCGTTGCTACTGTCTACTAGATATAAATTATAACTTAAAAATTGTGTTGGTACATTTAAAAGATCATTTTCAGTAACTGTAACCTTACAATTTCCTCTTGTTGTTGTACTACCATCGTCTGTTACTGTAGCATCACGTTCTATTATCATTTGTTTGTTCGCATCGAACACAACAAACTTTGGTGTTTTAGTTGTTATGTCTACAGGTTTTTGATCATGGTTAAGTATTTTAAACTGTAGAACATTGTCTATTCCTCTATAAACTTTTATATGTCTTTGATACACTGTTCTATACTCCGTTATAAATCCCGCGTCATTAGCAATGAGCGTTGTTTTGTTATTGACTAAATATCTAGGTGTTAGTTGCATACAGTATTTATCGAGAATTATGTTATTAAAAGATATTGAAAAAAATTTCCCGTTTATAAGTGTAGTTACCTATGGGGGTAATGAATACGTAGGAATCATTGCCAACCAAGATCAATATGTTACAAGCATGTATGTTTTTACAGATTTAAAAACAGACAAAGAGAAAACAGACTTTCTTGAGTTAGGAGATGTTTGGTGGTGGGAATCAAATAGGATGATCCCTATTAATATATTTCTTAGGTCTGACATTTCAAGATTTAATTATGCAATGATGACAATGAACAGCAAGGATGTAAAAGTAAGTATAGGACCTTGTGTAAATTTAAATGCATTAAGTGTAAAACGTGTTAAACGTAAAAGTGTACAGCTGGTTCGGAAATCTAAGTAGAATATTGTTCACACAGTAAATTCATGTGTACTACACACGCCATTGCATAAGAAACAGCGTGTGCTTTTTTAAAATAATAATCACCGTTTGTTGGTTTTTTCCAAACTTCTTTCATTATCGTCTCCCAATTTTCGCTTGCTAGATGTCTCTTTGCTGGCCGAATTATCGCTAGTGTTGCGGCTAATTGATCTACCGAGGTAGGCCTCAATTGTTTCAACAGATTGTCGTGTCCGCTTAGATGAAAGACTTTGTCTACGAAATCTTTGTGAACTAATAACTCCCATAATGGCTCCTTTCTCATTAGGCTTATTAAATGTGTCTCATCTTTTACATCTTTGTAAATAGACACATTTAGAAAATCTAATTTAAAGTATCCTCTATCTTCAGCTGTATCATAATCTATAGTAGATAGTTTATCAATAGGATTGTGTGGAATCTCTGTAACATATATTCCTGTGTTATGCTTTTTTCCTGTATCTAATTTTGCAACACGGTGTTGAATCTTATCTAAGATATCGGATCTATCAGCAAAGTCAATATCTATATCTGGCATTAAAGTTTACTTTCTTTTACAATTTCTTTTACAAGATCTACATCATTAGGTTGCCTTTTAAAACGTAAAGCCCAATGTTCAGGATCAAGAACATGATATATCATAGTCAGTTGTTCATCGTTAAATTTACTTAGCATATCTTTTCCTGTAGCACAATTTAATATTAACCACGGACTAATCTTTCCATCCTTAATATGCCATACTGCTCTATTTAGGCTGACATGTTGAAAATAATGGTTCCAGGGTGCCGGTTCATTTTCATTAGCCCATTCCATCATTGTCGTTACACTTCTTTCTAATGCAGTTTCAACACCTTCTTTTCTAATCAACTCAATTGCATATTTTTCATACAGTTCATCTCTGCACCAATGGTCAAGTTTTACACCGCTTGTCACGACATGATCAATATAACGCTCAGGATATAAAGGACGCACATTATTGATAAACGAACCAAACTTGACGAAAGCATTGTAGTAAGGTGAGTTACAAAAATCTTCATATGTTTTCTCTTTCTTAGCACCTGCACTTAGTTTATAAAATTGATTGAAAGCATAAAATCCTAGTGTCACACGTTTCTCATTCTTTTGTAAATGTCTACGTTTCTTTTCGCACATATGCACAGCCAAAGTTTTTTCTCGGCTGTATCCTGTATTACAATATTCGCATACATAAGGCTTAGACAAGTGTGTCCCCTACTCTTAAACTTGATAATGATATATCACCACTAACACTTATCCTATATCCTTCTGGCTTTGTCCAACCAGGATAGACAGCGTGATTAAAGTCGCTAGGGAATAAAACCATTGTACCTTCAATCTCAGGTGACAGTTTATAGTTGTATTGTTTTATTCTACCAATTGTATCTGTGTATGTAAAAATAAAATCTGTTGCGTCAGGATGGGCGAAACCTAAGTCACCTGCTTGTTCTTCTTTCCAGTGTGTAGGAATTTTTAACCAAACGTTGAAACTAAACAATCCTTGATGATCGTGTAAACTTTGGTATTGGTCATTAGTAGTTATACGTGTCCAGAATCTATTGAATTCTAAATCTTGATAATGTGTTGTTTTTACATTCATAGGCCAGCCCCAAGTTTCTGCATATTTGTTCACAGCTGGCTTTAGTACTTCGTTTTCAAATACATTATCGCGGTCTATTAACGACCATTGATTATCTTTTGCATGGCTTACAACTTCATTACCTTCAAATTCATATCCTGGATATGCAGTTTCTTTAATATACCCATATAATAAATCTATATATTTTTGATCAAGTTTGACTTCTAGTACACCAAAGTTAGGCAATGTGTTTATGTTATATTCCATTATAGTTTTGTCTCAATGTTATAATCTTCTGCTAGTTTTTTAATATCTTTTTTACTATTCATAGTTGCTAACATTTCTAACTCGTCTTGCTTCATGTTAGGATATATTTGTTCAAGAACTTTCAATACTTTGTTATTATCCGATGTTTTCTTTTTGAATCCTATCCAAGGATGATATTCTATTTTGCCTGTGTTACCTGAATTGCATAGCAGTTGCCATTGTAACTGTAGGTGCTTAGATACTTCCATATAGTGCTTATTATAATATTCATTTGTTTTGAATACTGCGAGCTCCATTTTGTCACGAGACCCTTGTACGGCGCTTATATAGCGATTAAGAAGCCAAAATGACACCTGTTTACGTTCTTCATCAGAAAATTCTTTCCACACACTTTTAGCGTTCATATCAATAGCGGCTAGAATATCTTTAATAGGCAATCTGTTCATGTTATTATTTTACACTCTTTTTCTTTATTTGCCAACCATTTTCTTATAAGAAAATTTATCAATTTCATCTATAACCTTTTCAAAATCTTTTAGTTGTAGCATATTGGGGCCATCTGACGGGGCGTCATCAGGCATAGGGTGGACTTCGAGGAAGAAGGCAGTGATGCCAAGAGCAGACCCGCTACGAGCCAACCCAGGGACATAATCACGATTGCCCCCACTGCTAGTCCCCTGTCCCCCGGGTTTTTGGGCAGAGTGCGTACAATCAAACACGATAGTACTGTCATAATTGTTGAGCATATACATAATGCCAGTGTAGTCAACAACAAGATTGTTGTAGCCAAAACATGTTCCTCTCTCTGTAATCCATATATCTTTTGCACCTTTTGTCTTAGATAGTATTCCTTTTATATCCCAAGGTGATAAGAATTGTCCTTTTTTGATATTTACTATTTTGTTAGTTTTACATGCCGCTCTAATGAGATCAGTCTGTCTAGATAAAAACGCAGGAATCTGTATTACATCTACACAGTCATTATAATAAGCGCCAATTTTTAATATTTCATTTTGATTATGTACGTCTGTAACAGTTTTGATTCCTAACTTATCTTTGATAATTTTAAAATCGTTCATGGTAGATTCTAAACCAATACCACGTTTGCTATCTATATGCGTTCGATTAGCTTTGTCGAAACTTGCTTTAAAATAATAATCAAAACCGTATTTGTCACATACTCTTTCGCATTCATTAGCAATTTCTAAACTTTGTTCTAGTGACTCGTGTTGACATGGTCCTGCTATTATTTTCATTATCCACTCACATAAGTTTTACCATCATTAAATTTAGCATAATGATTTTTTTGATTATGAATTTTACCTAATACTTCTTGTATCTCATTCATCTCTTGTCTAAGTTCAGGTGACGTTTCGCCCTGTGCAATAGCAAGTCCTCTGCGTCCTGCTTTTGCTCGTAGAGCATGTTCTATAATTTCTACGTCTCTGATTGATAAATTAAAAGTAGTATTTGGCTTTATCATTTTAATCTCTCCATATCTACATAGTCTTCAATACATACATAACCTATACCTGGAGGAGAATTTTCTTCTTCCCATATTCCTTGTTCAATACACGCCCAAGGATCATCAAAATATTCTATGGTTTCTCCTGTGACTTGACCAGTTTCTAAAATAGTCACTAAGACTAAAATATATCCTACTATCATTTTTCCTCCTTTATTAAATAATATAGATGTAATAATTTTTGCATTTGTGATTTTAATGTTTTATTTTCTTTTGCTATAATCATCATATCTTGCCATTCACTATAACTAAACAAACAACCTTGCTCTTTATTAACTGCATCTGGATCCCCACCTATAATCCATTTAGGAATTTTATTATGCGGCGGGTCTCTATAGTTAGCATATACTACGCCATTTGCCCTAGTGTAAATTAATGCTTCACCAGGAATAAGTTTACTTCTCGATTGCAATATCCAACTTTCCCTTTTTGTTCAAGTCACTATAAACTACAGTGCCTTCAACATGACTTTCAATTGTTTTTAACCACCATTCTTTATTTTTAATTATTAAATGAGCATTTCTACCATCAGATAATTTTTTCCTTGCAGGTAAAGTATCTATTCTTAACCATACATAGTTTGTTGTTAATTGGTTAATGTCTTCAAGTACTTCTTTGATAAAGTTTGGTTCAACATGTTCTAATACATCATTACAAAATATCATTTCAAAAATTTTGTCTGGTCTTTGCTTCCACATATCTAATGCAGGATCATATCCTTGAAATATAATATGAGAAAATTCTTCTTTTAGATGTGCAAGTATCACGCCTTTACCACAACCATAATCTAAACAATCTTTAGGTTGCCAATACTGAATCCATTTATAAAAATCACCTAGGTCTTTAACTTTGCCGCCAAAGCCTTTAGGCCTTTTCTTATCTTGATGCAAGGCTTTCAATTCTTCTAAGTATTCTAAAGAATACATTACACTTTTGTCCCAACTGTTCTGCGTACAATGTCATCATGGTTAAACTCAGCCCAATACAGTTCAAAAGCAATACCATCTTCTAAGCCTTCAAATTGATGTACCTTGCCAGGTTTAACTTGTGTGAAGTCTCCTGCATTAAGAATAGTTTCATCAACAAGTCCTTGATCTTCTTGCCAAACACGAACTAACATTTTTCCTGACTCTACATAAAAGCCGTTCCATTTGAATTGATGTTCATGTTCACTACACTTGAATCCTTTTTTAAATTCAATACGGTGAAATTCTAATACACCGTTGGCATGGATCAGTTCAGTCTGACCCCAAATCTTTCCAGCTTTCATTTATCAGCTCTCCATCTATATACTTCTGGTATGCAAAAATTACGTCCAAATTTACATGTGTTATCGCTTTTGCATACTTTTTCATGTTTGCTATTTTCCCAACAGTCTCCGCTTAATCCACGCATTGATTTATATTTTGCCCAGCCATCATCTATTGATAATATAATGACTGACGGAAAGATTAAAAACAAAAATATTATCCATAAAAATGCTGGGCCAAACCCTTTGTTATGGTATGGTTGGTTAGGATCTGTCATTTTTTCTCCTTACAATAATTGTGCATAATCTATAGTTTCGCTTTGTCTGCTTATGTCTTTTACAAAAAAAGCACACAGCGGATTTTTACCTTCAGTAATAGGCACACTTAAAAGTTGCCCATTTTTCATTTTTGGAAAATACCATTTTACATCATTGTAAAAATTTATAATTTTTAATGTTCCAAAATCTACTTTAAAGCCTGTAATTGGGTTGAATAAGAAAGCTTCAAATCCTCTATCATTTATGCTGGTTAGTGGTAATACTTCCAAGTCATTTCCGCTAGAAGCATCTCCTACAGCAATGTGCCAATCGACAGGCATCATTATTTCATTTCCATTTATTTCCATTACTATTGCTGGTGAACTAAAAGATTCTAAAAATATTAAAGGTATAAAAAAGAAATCTGGTTCTTTTGCATCTGAATTATCTAAAACACTAAATCTTACGTCTTCTTCTAATTCATCAGGCAGGTTATTTAAGACAAAACATTCATTGTCTAATGTTAACATTCGCATATTAATTCCAATCCACTTTTTCTATTGTGAATGGGTACTGCGCCTCCTTGTAAAATTTCTTACGTTGAGTAAGGTGCCGCTTCGCAAACTTACATGTTGATGTAAGATCCCATATCTGCACGAAGTCTTTGTCCTTTGCCTTTCTAACGCCTCTACCTATACTCTGTATAACTCTAACAAATGATTTACCAGGTTCAATAAGAACAAGATTGAATATACGAGGAATATTAATGCCAACTGCCGCAACTCCATATGTTGCAATAACAACATGATTAGTTCCTTCATTTATTTCATCATATGCTTCTTTTCTGTCTTTTAGTTTTACATCACCTTTTACAAATGTTGATCCTGGAATAAGTTCTTGTAGTCTCTCGCCTGCTGATATCCTGTCTACTAATATTAATGTGTTGCCTGATTGTTTTACTTTGTTTAATAAACTTGCTATGTATGTTATTCTTTGTTCGTTTGTAACTAGATACTTTAATTCTGATTGATAATCTCTATGCACTGCTGTATCTATTAGCTGTACTACGTTTACATGACATTGTGATAATACGCCTTTATCTTGTAATTCTTTTGCACTTACTTGTCCTATTACAGGTCCTATACTTGCATGTATAGCTTCGAACTCAAACTTTTCTTTTGGTATAGTTCCTGTCAACCCCCAACGTATCGGAGCATTACGCAGATTACGTGTAAGTAAATTTTTTAGTACTTCTGCTTTTGCTTGATGTACTTCATCTATTATAATTGTGCTTACACCATCTAAAAATTCTGCTAGACTTAATACTGCATTTCCGTCTTTAAATTTTTTATCTAATATGTTTAAACTTTGCCATGTGCAGATAGTATGTGTTTTTCCAAGTTCTTTTCTATCACCAAAGTAGACACCTACGTCCAATCCACAGTTAATATAATCTTCCTCGGTCTGCGTGACTAGACTCTTATTTGGAACAATTACCAGACTACGTCCGTAGGTTTCTGTTAGATTGCTTAAAGTGGCAGTAATAATAGTTTTACCGGCTCCGGTTGCGACTTCTTGTAATGATTGGGGATTTTCTAAGAAGTTATTGATTACCTCTACTTGATAATCACGCAAACGAATTTTTTCACCCTCGGCAGGATGTCCCTTTGGCCATGTTTTGTCTCCCCAATAATCTTCTTTTATTTTATCAAAAT